AGGAAGGACAATGTATTGATCACCGTTTTCGTCCTCCTGGACCTCGAGGATGTAACTCATTTGCTTGCAAGCATCTTATCGATTAGCTTATCAAGCTTATTGTTGATTTCGCGAAAGTTGCCATGCATATCTTGAATTTCTCTTAAGAAGTCAACTTTCAGCACGTAATCCATGGGCATACGCTTAATGTCTTCTTCCAGCACGTCGATCCTTCTCTTCTGAGATCCGATGTAATTAAAGGCTTGTTGCACTTGATTGCTATGTCTGCTAAGTATTTTGGAAGCGGCCCAGCCACCGCCTGAAACTGCAGATACAATGGCCGTCAAGCCAATAGCTAAATATTCGGGTCCCATGTCACACCAGTTCTTTTAAGTACTGATTTAAAAATGATTGAGGATCAGCGTTTTGTTTTTGAATCCAATCGTCATAAGCTGCTTCTTTTCTTTGGTCCCACAAATAAGCCATGTGTCTTTCTTCTTCTGTTTTTTTTATTGGCGTGTTGTATTCGGGTCTACTGTAAATATTTTGCCATTTATTGAACTCTTCTTGTGTTGCTTGCTCTACGTCTTTACCGGATGCCCAGCTTCCCTGATCATCTTTATAATGCATTTTTCCGTATATACCACTAACTCGTCCGGTGTTTGCATCACGAAAAGTTCTTGATGCCATCGGATTAGTTTTTAATCCAGTGCCCCAGGGGTAAAGTTGGGCGAAAGCTTTTTCTCCAACTTTATACGAACCTCGTTCAATGCCTTCCCTGATATCGTCATCAGACATGCCCGAAGATCTGGCACGTTCAAGAGCGGATAAACCTAAAACACCGAAATTTGCTTGGTTTGCATTTTCAAGTTTATTGATTAAGTCAGCGGTTCGCCCTTGATATTCCTTGTTCTGGCTATATACAGCACGTGCCGGATCAAAAGAAGAACTGGAGGTAGACCGAGGAGAAGAAGAAACGCCTCCCCATGACAACGCTTTTTGACCTACGGAATAACCCGAACCTTGTAAACGACTTAATTCAGCTTTAATCGCTTCTTGACTACGTCCAGATGCAAGTGCTCGATCAATATCTGCTCGACCTACGCCACCACTCTTATTTGTATCTAACCAGGACATGAGTAAGTTAGCTTTTTTTTAATTCTATATGTTAGTAATCAAGCTGGAGCTGTCCACGTCGCATCAATCCTGTCATTAAGTATACAAGAGAATCTACGCAGTCGTCGTGGCTACTCACGCCAAAATTAGTTAACTCTTCAAACATAGTCGTGAAGTTACGAAACCGATTAAAAATAATTTTACGATCTTCGAACATGCCCATGCAACCACGGAAACGCGCCAACTTATCTGCCCTAAAACCTTTGACGGGGTGCCAATTTAAATTGTAAAGACTTTCATTGTTTAGGCAAACGCGTCTAAAGTCTGCTTCCAGCGATGCCTGGTACGCAACTGCCTCACTCCAGATATCACACGTTGCATAAGTCGGGTAGTAATTACCGTTTTCATCTTTACCAAGGATTGACCAATCATTAAGTAATTCTTTAAGGGCATCCAGTTTCTCAAGGTTGCCCATAACGCGTAGACGTCTGTAGTCAATGACGTGAATTTGATCGCCAATGCGACCACCTAAGACCATAACTGTGTAATCATTCTTTTCCTTAGTACCAACGGATAAATCAACCCCGATACCAAGTGAATCGAACTCCGTTGCAATCTCCGCTTTAACAATCAGTTCTGGCGCCAGGGACAATTCATTTTGCCTGACGACTTGATTCATGTACTGGAAAGAAAAAGCAATCGGTGCCTGCCTTTTCTTTTCCTTTAAGTATTCAAGAGACCACATGTCTGGCCAGTATGAAACTTCATCTCCCGTCTTGGGATCATTGAGGATCGCAGATAACACGATCTGTAACCAGTTGTTTTGCGTATTGAAGGTTGTTGCGTGAATATCGTCGTGTCGGAAGCGCGTACCTAAGCAGATCGCACGTCCTCCTTCAAACATGGTTGGTGCAATCACCGCGTTCCAGTTGTCCTGCATCTGTTTTCGGATGTCAGGGTTAGAGATATCTGCAGCAGATTTAATGGCGTCATCAATGATGACTAGATGTGAACGCTTGGAGGTCACCGAGCCCTTAAGACCTGCAGCACAAAGTGTGAACTGTTCTTCACCTGTGGTATCGATGCCTGCAAACTTATGATCAATTGACCAGTATTCGTTACTGGTGACGTTCTTCAGAAGACGTACAGTAGGGAAAACTTCTTGGTACCGCTTGCTTTCAATGATACGCTTAATGGTTGCTGATTTAGAACGTGCGATATCAACCGTGTACGAAAGATAAAGGATCTGCAGCGGCATCTTAGCTGCCGTATGTACACCAATAGCCCAAGCGGTAAATAGACCAAGGACTGTGGACTTAGCAGAACCCCGTGGAGCCAAAAGATCGACGTTAGGTCCTGAAATTTTTTTAAGACAGCTGCTATCTTCGTTTGTAACAAAGTGACGGTGCCATTCCTTGTGGTGCTCAGCCGGTGGCTTATCGGCTACATAGTCACAGAAAAAACCAAAATCTTCCCTTGCTCTTTCCAGGGATTCAAGATTTCGGGGGACACGTATTTGTTGCCTGCGGGCAGCAGCTTGGGCATTACGACGATACGCAAGATGTTGATATGCAGGCACGATGGGTATTGTTCAGTGTATTACTGAATACTACCTCATTCGTCGTCTTTGCTGTCCTTCTTCTGTTCTTTGTACTTCCGAGCCTTGTCCAAAGCTGCTTTCCTCTTCTCTTTGTCCGACATTTCGCTGCCGTCCTCTTTCTTGGCCTCCTTCTTCTTGAAGTGCTCCAGGAGCTGAGGCGGCATTTTGTTCTTGCTCATTTTGTTTATTAGCTTGTAAAGCAGCAATGACTTTTTCCCCGTCAGCTACCTTATCGATAAGTGGTGTAGGACGACGAAAACCAGTTTCACGCTCACGATTCTTTTGAAGTTGACGAGCAACATCAAATAAACGTCCAGCGATATTTTCCCCGTATTGAGGTTTTTGAACTGGTTGATCCATACTTTAAGTTTACTTTGCTTACTCTTCTAGTTGCATATGAGCCCATACACTCATTGACGCTTCTTCCAAGGGGACTTCAATTGGATCATCCTTGAAGATAGTCAAAAGCTCGCGAATAGCACGATCAGCACCGGCCATCAATAAACCCTTGCGATCTCTATTAGCAGTGCTTAGTTCAACTTGTGCAATCGTACCGCGTAATTCTTTTTGCATACCAGCGATACGTGCAACACCTGCATCACGTTTGACGATGCCGTCATCAACGTCTGCACGAAGCTTACGAATATCCTCCTGCATCTCTTCAATTTCATTCAAAAGAACAGCCCTGTGATCAGGCTTTGGATATTTCTTTTGAACCCATAAAGCACACCCAGTAATGTTTCCGTTGTAACCAAGGAAACGGGCATACAAATAGCACTCAATTACCGAATAATTTTCAGAGCAAAAACCTGTAAAAGATTCTTCGGTTGGCGCATCAAGATTATCGACCCACTGGTCGAAGATCTCAATATCGATAAGCCCTTTGGGATTGCTGGTAATCTCGGGCTTCGTCGCCTTCCGAGAAACGCTGAGCTTGCTCTGCGGTTTTACGTTGTTCTTCACCAGAGGTACCAATGGTTGCGCGTTGCTGTGCACCTTCTTCCTTCATCTTTTCCTTGGTAGAACCAACGGAAACATCCTGGAAAATTTTAACAGCAGACGCAGCTTTACGAGCCTTATCCTCGTCAAATAATAGATCGTACGGATCAAGATTTTCGGGCGTCTCCCAATCAGAAGACGTGCCCGTATAGGAGGATGTCATTTTGGAGCCTCTTCTTTGTCTGGGCCAAACGCTGACTCGTCTTCTTTGTCTTTAGGTTTCACCTTAGACTCAAGCTTATTTTTTGCGTAACGGTAAGCTACGTCTGCAGCCTGCCGATAACGATTTAGTTCAGCTTGTTCACTAGAGCCAGCGTTAGCGCCCTTCATCTTATTAGAAATTGGTCATCATGCTGGCAAGGCCACCGGACATGATATCACGTTGACGTGCGCGATTAGCCTGGCCGGCTTGACGCATCTTGGAGCCTTCAAGACGACCGATAAGGGTTTCAAAATCTTGAAGTTCAGCCTTGGACATGCCGCCGCCGTACTCACGTTCACCCATCGAGTCAATGAGTGCCTGCGCTTCAGCTTCACCCATGCCTTGAGCACGTAATGTTGCAAGAGAAGGCCTGTAACGGCTAGACGCGGCACCAAGATTAATTCCGTAATCAGCAGCCATTTTTCTTTTGGATAGCTATAAAAATATTTTAGTACAAACAACTTAAAAGTTGAATGCACTCATGATGCTAGAGAACATGTTTGAACCCCTCTCAATATTAGCAATGTTTTTGTAACCTGAGTTGATAATCCCTTGAAGATCTAGTCTACCTTTGATTTCCGCGCCAGTAACGGCAAGGTTGTTTTCATTGATAAGTTTTTGACGTTCTGTTTGACCTGCATCTCGTAGCTCTTCAATCTGCCTTTGCATTTGCAAAGTGGCAGCGTTTTGTGCAGCATTGTATATAGGTT